GTTTCATCTTGTCTTTTGGAGTAAACTTAAAATCAATACAAGTGCATCTAGAATGAAGTGGTTCGATTACTCTATTTTTAAAATTGCAAGTTAGAATAAACCGGCAATTGTCTGCAAACTCTTCAATGAATCCACGCAAAGCAGGTTGCGTTGACTGTGGATTTGAATAATCAAACTCGTCCAAAATCACGGCTTTGCGATTACCGGTCAAAGAAACGGTGCTTGCAAAATTGCGAATTTTTGTACGCAGAGTATCAATGTTTCCGTCTTCGGAGCAGTTAATAATAATCCACTCCATGTCAAGTTCATTGCACAGAGCCTTGGCAACAGTCGTTTTGCCACATCCTGGTCCCCCAGAAAGGAGAAGGTTCTGGAGTTCTCCAGAACCAACCATCTCCTTAAAAGTCTTTTTAAGACTATCTGGAAGAACACAATCATCAACTTTCTGCGGGCGGTATTTTTCCACCCACAAAAACGTGTCATTATTTGTTTGCATAAATTATCCGTTATACTTTGAATCCGGTTCCAACGCAATCCAGTAAGACAAATTCAAAGTTTCATGTGTAAACTTACTTACAATCTTTTCTGTAATTTCTACAGAGTAATCACCATAAATTAACTTGAGATTTTCAACTTTAAAATAAAACTCAAAATCCACTTCAGTTTCACCAACATCGACAGAATAACTGTTTGAAGTAGTATCATTCTTATCCAAGGCAACAAGTTCAATTCTTCCATCATTTGAACGAACTGCAATATCTGGCAATTGAAGAACCGATGCTGCTTTTTGTAATTCTGTAAAATGCTTTTGTGTTAGTTTAAAACTAACAACAGAAGTTGGCATTTGAATCTTTTTAGTTGGTGTAGTAAGCAACTTTGGTTCGCAATAAAAATACTTTACCGATGAACCATTTGAACCGGAAATAGTAACATATTTATCGTGAAATTCAAACTCGGGATCATCAAACAAACTAACCGTACCAAGGAACTTATTAAGATCCCATACACCAAATTGGGTGTCAAAAGTTTCTTCCACTGTTGCTTCGGCAAGAACGTTCTTTACTGGAGAAATAGTAGTAATAGTATTACCAGAATTTACTAAAATATTTGAATTAATAGACGCAAAATTTTTTAAAATGTCTAGGGTTTTCTTTGATAATTTAATCGTTGTCGCTGTACTCATAATATACTCCAATTATTTCTTTTCGGGGTTTCCTTTGGACTTTGCTACAATATACTCAATACTTACGCGGTTTTCAATCTGTTCTTTCCTTTTATTTCTCACTTCTTCCGGTTCTTCTTTAGAAGGTTTATATGGTTGAAATCCTGGCATATTTAAAGGACACCAAACTGTAGGATAATCTAATTTTCCATAATTTTCTTTATTATCAATAGTTAAATCAACTAATTGTGTTCCTTTTTTATCCCCACAACCACACGCTCCACAAAAATATGATCCTTCAAATTTTTCACTGGATCTTCGCTGTGAACACGGAGGCAATTGATCATTATCTCCATGACAACTCAACTCTCTAAGAATTTTAGTTTCAGGATCTGCTTTATTGTTATTCAATCCTTTTGATGCCAAAGATTTGGCATATGCCTGTGCTTTTTGCAATAAGTTTTTTTGTTCTATAGATAATGCTTCAGTATCTTTTTCATTTTGATGATTTTCACTCATGACAATGCTCCAATTTAAAAATCTTGAATGTCGTTCATTAGATTTTTTAAACCTTTTTCAACAAAGTAATTAAAGATTTTACTTCTATCGGCATTAACAGGCTTATTATATTCATTCAATATCGCCTGTTCATATTCTGTAGGTATATATGATAGATCTACCAACATTTGGTTTCTATTCCAATTAGATTCATATTCATGTGGAACCGCCCCATTTGTAGACCAAGTATCCAACTTTTTAGCAGAAAGAGGTTTTTGACGCTTACCATCAATTACAAACACATCATCTTCTGATAAAACATTTGGGATACCATCACCCGAATCACCACGAATAATGTGTTCAAATAAAAACTTATCAGGAGATTCGCAAGTAATAAATCCCTTTTGATTTGGACTATACTGTGCAATATTTGGATATCGCATCAATTGCTTAAAATCTTTGTCCCCCGAAACTATGAGAATTTTTTCTTGGTTGTGATAATGTTTTGACAAAGTAGCAATAATATCATCGGCTTCACATCGCTCGATACGCATTGTTTTATATGGCATATTTTCTGCAACTTCATTACGAATCATTGTAAGAGTTTCAAAAATTTGCTTCCAATAAAACTCATCTTTGGCTTGTGCCTTCTTGCGATTGTGCTTGTAATATGGAAAGATTTCTTTTCGCCAATAATTACCAGCATCCTGACAAATAACCAATTCGCCATATTCTTCATAAAAACGCTTACGATAATATCGGTAAGTATTTAAAGTAATATGACGAATCATCTCCTCGTTCACTTCTTCTGGTCCCTTATATTGAGAAAAGATAGAAGAAAGAATAATTTGTGTATTATCAATAAGTATCATTTGATTACCTGTACTATAACAGTATGTTCGTTGAACCTACCATTGGGTGTTGTTTCTTTAGTCTTAACTGTTTCCCACGCATTATTAATGGCTCTAACGCCACCTATCATACGAGAAAGGACACTCTTAGGATCACGAAGTTTCTTCGTCTTGGACGATGTTTCGTCATAACCCAACAGAGTGGTTCCTTTGATTGTAAAACCGTCAACCAAAGGAGATGCTTCATACACCGTAAGTGTACGATATTTTGAGTTAAATGCAACTAATTTCTTTGCTCCAATAATCTCTCTTGGATCAACTGAATTAATATTTAATTCGGGACATTCTTTTTGATATTTTAATTTAGCAACCAGTTGTTCTGGCTTTTTCTTTTTCTTCTTTCTTGGTTTGCGAATAGATTTTGCAAACTGTGCTTGTGCTTGAAAATGCACAACCATTTCTTGATGAAAGGTTAAATATTTTTTTAACTTTGGTTTGCTGAGCCAAGAATATGCCTCTTTAAGATCGGCATCTTTTCCTTCCACTGCTTCTTCTAATTCTTTAATTCTTGGCTTGAAATGATCTGCGATCATTTGTGCTTGTATTGATTTAATTTCTTTTTTACGAATCCATTCTGGAATATCAAAATCAAATTTTGTGATGTTTGGTTTTGTTAAATAATCAACCAACTCATCTACATGCATTTCAAGTTCCCCAATATACTCGGAAACTTGTTCATTAATTCGATCTTGAATTGAAACTTTTGGTTTTTCTATTACTGGTGCGGCGATAGGACGTTTTGTTCCTTCGGCAATTAAATTAGAAATATGTTTTTCAACTAAAGATCTTTTGATTTCCGGTAAACTTACGCCATTATTTGAAACGCGGCAATAAGCCCCAACACAGCGAAAATCAAAACTAACAGTAGAGGCATTGGCTACTGCTTCTTGATTTGTTTTTGAATACTTATTTTTTTTGATATATTCTAATGTGGCTTTACGGTAATCTTTTTCAGACCAATTGTAATTATACCAATTAAGTGCTTTTTGAATTTGCCAGATAAGTTCACTATCATCTTTGATGTTCATAGCAGCAATATTTGGTTCACCACCAAGTAGAACAGATTCTACTGTATCGCCTTTGCCAATAGACTTGTAGCGTTTCTTGCTCATGCGTATAGTGTATCCAATTTAAAACTATTGTCAAGGTTTATAGAACACGAATACCGGTTCATATTTATGAAATCTATTATTTACTTTACAATAATTTTTGCACTTAGGTAAACCATCTTCGCCGACGCGGTTTTGTCCTGGCATATTTTCTAATGCCATTTTCAATGTATATTTGTATTCCATACCGAGCGACTCTAGTATCTTTCGAGAATCTTCTTCAAGAGGAAGATAATCGCCACTAACAAGCAGATCAGCAATATTCCACAAAAGATACCTATCGTTCTTTAAATACTTAACACAAGTTTCAAGTGTAGGACGGAGGAATCCATCTCTCCAAGAATCATATGAAGAAAACTTTTTATATGATTGATTTTCATCTTCTGAATATGCTTCTCTATTAAAATATGGCGGAGAGGTAAATACTAAATCTACTTTACCTTCGTATTGTTGAAAACTGTTATTTTCAGAAATGACTTCAGAACCAAGCTGATATAAATCAAAAGAATTAACTGAAGAGAAGAAGGGATTTGCTCTATATGTCTTTGTATTATAAAAATCTGCAATAGCATGATATTTAGAAGGATAGCCATTGCATTGCCAATTTTCGGGATTAGGATCGGTTCCAACATAATGTATATTTCTATCATCACGGACAGACATTGCTCCTAAAATTCTTCCACCCCAACCACTTGAAGGATCGTAAATTACAATACGATCTTGATTTTTGCAGTGTTCTGTAAATCTTTCATACAAATATTTGGCAGTCATTGGTGGAAAGTTGACTGCTGGCTGAATATAACCAATACGAAAAGATGCAAAACCGGCAGGGAAAACTCTTTCACCCCTTTTATACAAACGAATGGCATACAATTGATCATCTGGTAGATTTTCATGATCAAATGTGGAATAATGCCGATATGACATATTTGGTTTCCATTTTTCAAACTGCTCTTTTGTCAGTTGAAGAATGTTAGACTGCTCAAGTTGGAAGTAACTACTACTGGCACCTTCCCGTGGAGCAACTTGCTCCAACATAAAATCATAACCAGTAAATACCGATGGGTTGCCAAAAAACGCTTCCATCCACTCATCACCTGATCCCACATCTACCACAGAATACTTTTTATCGTGCTTGATCGTAGAGAGTGCGTGTTTATAGAAAGAATCACGACGCAGATGACGCATAGTACCGCGAATCATTCGTGGCAAATATTTATCATCAGCAAACATATCGTAAATAGAATACCCCGTATCGTTAGCAGAATAGTTGATTCTAGTTTTAAACATATTCGAGAACCATTGATCTACTTCAACACCGATACGAGATTTGTTAATAATTACATCGTCACCTATTGTTGACAGTTCATCTGAATGCGTAAATTCATGAACAGGATACTGACCAAGTTGGTTAAACTGATCAATGATATCTGCTTCGTCTTTTCCAGTTCTTGGAGGACAACCGTATGTGTCCCATGAATTTAAAATTGCTTTACGCATCTTGATAACCCACTCCTCAAACTCTTTCGGAGTCATTGCAAGCAGATCCTCAAAGTATACATTTACATCTAAATTGTTAATTACGTGATCATTACGCTCGTAAAAGGGTTTCTTTCCCACTTGTAAATCACTCCCGGTAGTTGACCGCTCATCCACGATATTGTTCCCACTTCCCGAAATCCGTGCTTCAGGTAAAACTTTTTTGCTCTTTCGTTGTTTGCTCTGACTGATAGCCATACATCTGTTCCTGCGTATTGTAAAAATTGATTCAAAACTTTAGATGCGCTTCCGTTACCTTGTGTTCCTGCGGCAATTTGATGCAGCATTGTGTTACCCTTTGGAACGGTCAAGTTACCCAACTTGACATCCTTTTTATATAGGCTAAAGGTGATTACAACATTATCCTCGAAAATAGTATTCTTTGCAACTATTTTCCGGGTGACATAATCTTGGCGTATATGTGGAAAGTATTCTTTATGTTGCTTGAATATTTCCATCACCTCTTTCAGATTGTCAATATTGGCCAGATTCATAGTATTTTACTAAAATTGTTTCTTTTTACAAATACGATATGATCTTGGAATTTATCTTGAAGGATTTCTTTAGACTTGTGAGATATTACATAAACATTTGTTCCCTTATCAAGACCCTTTAGAATATTCAAAAACGCTTCTGTGGCAGAATCATCAAGACTACCATCCATAACTTCGTCAAAAATTAATAGATTGCAGTTAAGAGAATTCTTTAATTGTGCAATATAACGCCATGCAAACAATAGAGCCAAGTCAATTTTACGCTTTTCTCCTTCACTAAAACTGTCGTAAGTGAAGATATCTCGGTAACGACTCTTAATGGTTTCTTCGAACGACTCCCCCAGTTCAAACTGCACAAAGAAGTCCATCTTACCGAGATAACCATTAATTACTTTGTTCATGATTGGAAGATAATGCTTGATTATCTTGCTCTTAATTCCGGTGTCCTTTAGGAGCAGAGCAGCAATAGAATAGTAATGAAGATCATCAGACATTTCCTGACGAAGTTCGGTTTCCTTCTTCCCTTCTTCTACTATTGAATTTAGTTTTGCATCTTCTGCGATAAAGTCAACAGAATCATCTTTATTCATTTCCTTTTGCAACTTAGAAATAAACTGATTGCAAGCAGAAATAGTATTATTCTTTTCTGCTATTTCTTTTTCTAGTGCAAGAATTTGTTTGCCAGTTTTGCGATCCTTTTCAATCTCCACTTGAAGTTCAGCAATTACTTTGTTTAGTTCTTCAACTTTAGAATCAAGTTCAGATTTGCTTGCTTCTAGCCCACTCACAATTCCGCTTTTGTGCTCCTCTGAGAGTTTTTGCTTACAGAGAGTGCATTCTTTGTTCTTTTGGTAATAAGTAATCTCTTTATTTAATTTACCAATTTGTTCATTCAAATGGGAGACTTGATATAAAACTTTATTCATTTCATCTTCATCTCCACTACTAGTTTCAGTAGAAAGATTGTCAATTGCTTGAGATAGTTTTTCAATATCTTTTTGCAAATCTAAAATAGTATTTTGGTTTGTCTCTATTTCTACTAAAATCTTATCCTTTGATTCCTTGCTCTTTTCTTGAAGAACCTTAATATGATTCTTCTGTGCTTTGGCTCGCTCCATTAGGATAGCAAGACGGTGTTCGATATCTTTAATTCCATCTTTTGCAGTAGATACCTTTGCTTTAAGCAGAGTATTCATTACAGAAAATACATCAATATCCAAAAGATATTCTACAATTGATCTTCTCTCTGCTGCGGCCAAACGCATAAACGGAACATAGTTTGTGCTGCCAAGAATTACAACCTGACAAAAAGATTTATGATTCATCTTAAGAATCTGCTCTTCCAGCATTTTCTGATAATCTTTGGACTTTGAATCTTGATTTAAAAGATTTCCATCCTTATAAATTTCAAAAATCTTTGGGGCTAAACCACGAATAATTTTATATTCTGAACTTCCAATAGTAAATTCA